TATGTTGCAATTAGATCAAGCACATCAACGAGCTAAAGATATTATATGGTCAGCAGGTTCTGATTCTAATATAATGCAAGTAGTAGGTAATGTATTAAGTAAAGATGCTGGTATCAATCTTGACTACAATCCATTACAGATAGAAAGTAAATAGATATTTAGGCGTACTGATAAGTACAAGATCAAGCCTGATAGAGATGACCGAATATGCCCATTTTGGTTGAGAAGATGTTGGACCCAACACTTCAATAGTACATATGCGTGGTAAGACACGACAGGTTTTATAGGGATGGCAGCCCTACATCTCGCTATAATTTTTCTTTGAAGTAATCAAGTAACCATTTATTCTCACGGAAGATACCGATCCAATAGTTACTGAAATTATTTACGACTCTTTCTTCTGTGTTATCATCTGATAGTGCAGCTCCATCTTGATTTTCACCAGCTAGATATACAACACAATGCATAAGCTCATGAAAGATTGTATTCGCTTCATCAATATTAGATAGACCTGACTGTATTTGTATCAGGTTCTTACGCTTTAGATAGTGTCCGTAACAATCAGTAAGGTTGTCATCTTCAAACTCAGGGGATTTGAGTTCTACTTTGATATCAGTACAGTGTACTTTTATAAAACTATTATCAATGGATTGTTTCTTCGACATGGTGTATCTGTAATTTTGCATCAAGTTCTTCTAGGAACTCCTGGTTTTCTTCTTCTTCGCAGACAAGTTCAAGAAATATTTTAGCTGAGATAAGTTTAGCTACAGCTAGTGCTATCTTATTGGTACAAGCTAGGCTTGATTGTACAGATTTTATAAGTTTATCCATATCAAGGTCTTTGAGATACGAATCAGATTTACTTAAGTTATTGATTTTATTCATATTTTGATACACTTCTGGTAATTCTATATATATAGGTAGGTTAAGGATTATTTAAAGTCAAGTGTTTTTTTGTATAGGATCTGTGCGTAGATGCCTGGTTCAAGATTACGTTTGTTCCAGAAGCTACGTTCTCCATAGTGATGGAGTGTAGTGTGGCAAATAGGACACAGTGGTACAGTCCATTCATCTGATGATTTCATACCCATACCCATTGGTTGTATATGAGTTAGGTGATGAGCGCAGATATCTATGTCAGTCTTACAGACACAACAAGGGTACTGTCTTACATTTTTTAAGTGTTTACCGCTTCTTATTACCACGAATAGTATTCCCTTTGTCTAATAGACCATAGTATATAGCTACTTCATCAAGAGCTTCACGAAATTTTGGACCACCTTTACCTTTAGATAGTCTAAATTTTATACATAGTTCTTTAATAGTGTTGCCAAAACCACACACGTATTCAACAAGTTCATAGTTATGTTGACCAACAGTAGCATGTAGTTTGTTAAGATCATCTATAGCATCAAGTTTACTGTCAGCTATTGATGGTCGAGTAGATACATCAACTCTAACGCTAATTTCAGGTTTAGATATAAGTTGAGACATCTCAAACTTACGTCTAAAGATAGAACCAGCAGCATATTGCATAGCAGTTATATGCCTACGATAGTACATAGTTTCAATAGATGATTCACGAATGTTTAAAATGTGAGCTGGTTTGTTCTTATTAGGTTGAGTGATGATGATTTCTCTATTATAATTATAGATTGGTTCGTCATAATTACGCATAAATAAAAACTAAGTTATTCGAGAAAGGAATGCAATGAAAATAAATGATTACAGACATAGTGCAAGTAAAGGTAATGACTGGTACAATAATCCATCACAGTGGATCTATCGACACCTACTTGGTAATAGATCAGAAACAACTGCTCGTATGGGAATGGGTAATTCAGCAGAGTTTGGTTGTGCAATCAGTTTGTTCTTCAATAAGTCAGATGCTGATGTAGTCGAACACTCTACCAATCATATGGTAAAACAATTTGATGGTGAATGGTTTGACGAAACAGAAAAGGTTGGATCTATATCTTTAAACCTAGCTCAAGGTATCAAAGAACAGTTTCCAGATGCAGGTAAACCACATCTATTCCAGAGTTACAAAAGACATCAACTACCACAGCTAGAATATCCTATTACTACTGTTACAGATTTTGAATATGAGAATATGATTGTAGATACTAAGGCTACACTAGCAGTACCTACAGCTCCAAGAGATGATCATGTAAGGCAACAATCATTGTATTCAGTTCTATTGGGTAAACCAGCAACACTAGTATATGCATCACATAAGAAGTTCAAAGTCTTTGAGTTGGATGAAGAAACTATTATGAGAAACTATGCATCTATGATAAACTCTTTTGAATCTCTTGAAACATTTATGGCGAATGTACCTAATACGAAAACATTTAAGCAAATGATACCACTAAATACAGATGGGTTTAAATGGAGTCAGGAGGATCGTGATAATGCGAAAGAGATTTGGAACGACTAATGGCACAAAGCGATTAGGATTAACACAAATAGCGAGGAAAATAAAAATGGAAATGAATAAATCAGTAGGTACTGTAGATTACATATCAGCACCGAAGCCAGGTAAAGATCAATGGTTTATGCCTGTGGTACTAAATCAAAGTGGAACTAAGATAAAGTTCTATTGTAAGTTTGATCCACAAGTATCAGTTGGTGATGAAGTATTGGTACACTATGGACAAGAACGAAATGGTAATGCTACTGCATTCAAAGTAGAAAAACCTGATAGAGATGTAAGCGAAACAGAATCAACTCCTGTATCAAAACCAACACCTAACAAATCATCAGCGTTACCTGAAGATATGATAGCTGTAGGATTGGCTGGTCGAATCACCGAAGTAGTTATGACACTGCATCATGAGAAAAGTGTACAAATGAAAGATCCAGTAGCAGAGATTGCTAAATGGATTAGTATAGGTCAAGATGCATACAAAAAAGCAACTCAGTCTAATACTATACAGGATATACAAGATGCATTCCCTGGTGCGACTGTAGAGAAAACAGATGATGACATTGATGATGATGTACCATTCTAGAAAGGAGTAACTATGACAATCATTACAAGAGAGGGTATGGAGAAAGCTCTCCAACAAAACTACGACAATGAAGATACTGAAGCAGAACACATAGCTCAAGCTAGTTATGTAAAAGAATACTTACGAACTATATTAGCTGAGCAAGTATTCAAAGCTCCTGCTGATTTATCAGGTGCAATGAAAGAACATTGGGCTAGACAAACTGACGAATACAAACAACATCTATTGGCTATGAAACAATCTATCTTTAGTAAAGAGAAAGATAACTTTCGTAGAAAAGATAATGATATGTATTGTTCTCAGTTTCAATCACTTACTAAAGCTGGTGCATTATGACCGATCCTTTAGTAAAAAAAATATGTATGCGGATGTTAGAAAGATCTAATGAAGGCATAATAAAATATGGCAATACTATGCGTAATGCTGAGAAACCAACCATAGATTGGATAACAGATACTCAAGAAGAATTACTTGATGCTGTAGTCTATCTAGAAAAAGTAAAGGAAAAGATGTGTTCGTGATATCAGAGGAGAAATTATGGGTAGGCGTAATTGAACAAGCTTTTCAGGACGCACAGCGACCGGAAAAGATACGAACCAGGGTAGGAGATCTAATAGATAGTAAAGAATTACACTCTATTACAACTGCTAGAGTTTGGTTAGATAGTGGATCAGAAGATTTCTATAACGTATGTCGATTAGCCAACCTTGAACCTTCTTGGGTAGAACGGAAATGGAATGAAGTTAAATCTGGTATTGATAATGCTCGTTCCAAATGGAACAAACGATTTACTAATTCATAATTTTATCACAGTGCTTAACGCCTGTTTGATCAACAGTCATCATACATCTTTCTAGTGTACAAGTATATTGTACCTGATCACCTGAGTTTCTTTCAGCTATACGTCTAGCTTCCAAACACTTTCCAATATTTTCCTGATGATACCAACCTTCAATGTATTTTTTATCACCGTCATATATATACAAGGATAGAATGATTACGGTTTCAATGATTCCCATTTTTCTTTTCTTCTAAATCTATAATACGTTCTTCATGAAACTGTATAATCATATCATTCTTTTGAATCATAGGTATTTCTAGTTCCATTTGTTCTTTAAGTTTATCTACATTCGTAGCTAAGAACTCCACTAACATAAACAATTCTTGTATCTGTGGTGATACCATATCGCCTTTCGGTACACCTTCTATAAACTCATTGGCTGCATCTAAATCTTTATCAATTAATTGTAGTTGAGTTTCAATACTGTTAAGTCTTTCAATGACACCAAATGCAAACCAAGCACCAACAGCTACTGCTCCAATAATACTAATAAGATTACGCATAGGCATGCTGATTGCAGTATCATCAGATATCTTCATACTTCTTCTCCGTACCTGGATTCACAGAAAAACTCAAAACCTTTTAATGATTCACCATATGTAATTATGTGTGGTGTAAGTAATTCCATTTTATGCTGTGAAATGTATTCATGACATTCCCAAGTATCTTTAAATGTTTCAGCTTGAAACTCCCTATGTAATTGCTGATCTACACCATGAAATGATAATACTATTGTAACAACAAACCACATTATTTTTTACCAAAGAACTTAGTTGCTCCTTTGATACCAAATGATGCAGATACAATTACACCTAGTGTATATTTGTACCAGTCAGGAGTCATTGCAAGAGCTGCAAACCCACGTTCAACATACTCCACAGTAAAAGGAAGAAAGCACAAGAGTAGAGGAATCGAAAATAAAATAGTGAGGTACTCGTCTTTCCAAGATTCTTTACTTCCTTTAATAGCTTCAACATCCCAATCAATCTCCCCTTTAATTTGTTTAGACATTAACTCGGTTTCAGCTTTTATCTTTGTAAGTTTCTGTTCAGCTTTAGCTTTGCGTGTTTCAATAACGCCACCTACAACTTCACTAGCAACACCAAGTAATGGTTTAATTAACATTTGTAACATAGTTTAATCTTTCTTTTTAATTGCTCCTGCAGTTGCAATACTAGATAGACTTGTAAGTAAAGTTATTCCAGCACCTTGTATTTCAGGATATGTACGCAATATTTCTTTTCTTGCAGTAGGATCTAATAATCTTTTAAAGATTAACTTTCTTTGATCTGGTTTCATATTTAGTAATAATGTTTCAAGTTTATCTACTGAGACTGTACTACCAAATGGTTTTGCAGTAGATGACATAGCATATGTTTCTACTCCAGGTATAAGTTCTTTACCTTCTTCTAATTTTTTTTTAACTGTTGAATATCTATATACACCTTCAGCTCTTTCTTTTGATGTTAATGGTAAATTAATTTTTCTACCACCTTCATACATAGTACCAAGTGTTTCACCAGCAGGATTAGTTACTGTCATTAACTTAGGATCTCTACCTTCAAATTTTTGTATTCTTGATACATCACTTCTAGCAGAATCTACAGCTGCTTTTCTAAATGGTACTTCTGTTTTTTTTACAACAGGAAAAATATTAGTTGCAGTAGATGCATACTGTGGTTGAGTTGATCCTATATTGTAATACAAACCTTGATCTATTGATTTTGTTTCTATTGGTAAATTATCTACTCTAGTTGCATCAACTTTTCTAACATTAGAAGGTGTTGGTAGTCTACCTTTTGGTATAGCAGCTCCAGCTCCAAAGAAAGGCATTTGATATATACCTTTTAAATCTCTAGTTAATCTTTTATCACCAACAATATCACCAGCTGCACCAGCTACTCCATAAGCAGCAGTGTTTAAACCTCTTAACGCAAGATCACCAACACTTGCTATACTTTGTAATAGCGGTGTATACATACCTGCATATTCTTTTACACTTGCATATGTATCAGGATCCATACCTATTGGATTATCTAAATCTAACCCTTCAACAATGCCTTGCATTGCTAGTTTTCTTTCAACCATGTTTGTCCTTAAATGTTTTGTATTATCGTGCTTAGTTCTAAGCATCTTTCAGGGGTTTGTTTAAACCACCGAGAGTCTCTCATTTCAACTGCAGCTTGTCGGAAGTCACATTCTCCCATAGCTTTAAACATATTCTTAAATTTACCTACTCCAGCTTGTCCTAGCTGAAAACACATCTCAATCAATACACCCTGTAATATACCTTTTTTATTCTTAGGTAGGTCAGAGTATAGAGTGTTCTCTAAATGTTCTTCTATGAGCTTATTTGCCCCCTTTAAAGCGATATCAAAATCCTTATCAAATAGCTCTTGCCAACCTTCTACAGATTCTGGTATTTCTTCACCACCTAATATCTTATGCCCCCAACCACCAGTAAGGAATCCAAGGGTATCTTTATAGGGTTCTAATCTATAGCCTTCATGAGCTTTGATTCTAGCTTTAACAATATCCATTAGTCAAGATAGTATGATTTAAGTAGCTCATCTACTATTAATCCTTGGATTGTAGATGCTGAGCCATCACCTCTACGAGGTGCAGCAGTTGCCATTCTTTCTAGTGACTTATCTAAATTCTTTCTTATTTGTAATCGTTCAGTAATATCATTAGATAGATCAATTAACATATCACTAAATGTAGTTCCTTGTTTCATGTCACTCCAGATACGTACCACTCTAGGTAACATATCTTTAGGATCATAACCTATGTTTACATAGAACTTATGATTATCAAATTCATACTTTCTAGTTACTCCAGGTCGTCTATTGCTTTCAGGCTCATACATAATTGGCTCCTCAGTTAAGTTGGTTTGCTCCGTTAAGTAATTGTCTTGCGAGATTAATTGCATCTTCGCTTGTGAGTCTGTTTTCTGCATAGATTCCTCTTGTTGAATTGATATATAAATAAAGTTTGTTTTTTACTATTTTTACTCCTTGCTTAGGAGTTGTCAAATATTCTAAGTCAGTTCTCTGTTCCATCTTCCACCTTTATTTAAAACCATAGGTATCAACTTTGGG